GTGTGTTGATGGTTACTGCATCGCAGTTGAATCGATCAGCGGTGGAAGAAATTGAATTTGATCACTCACACATTAGTGGTGGTATCTCAAAGATCAACACAGCTGACAACGTGTTTGGTATCTTTACAAGTCGCGCTATGAAAGAGCGTGGCAAGTATCAGATACAATGTATGAAATCTCGAAGCTCGACCGGCGTTGGTCAAAAAATTGATTTGGAGTATAACATTGAAACTATGCGTATTACTGATGAAGGCGGGGACGAAGGCGGATACAACAAACCGCAGAGTTCTATCATGGAATCAATCAAGGCCAAAAGTCAGGTCAAGGCTGCTGATGCCGCAGAAGGCAATTCCACTAAGTGGGAGCGAGCTACAGGAACACCAGCCTGGGAACAACCTGCAAAAGTCAATGCAGACGTTCAAAGTTCCAAACTAAAACAGATGCTGGGCAAGATCAAGTCAGGTTGATTACTGTTTTGTCCACACAGGTGCATCAGCGGTGTATACAGTGAGTCCCAGCAAACCACTGTATCGTACAGCATCTGTGCGGTTCCATCCCTCGTGCCAGGTGTAGTGACCGTTCTGATGCCACCAGCCGTCGCCGAAGTTGGTGGTCATACGCACAGGATCGTCTCGTTGTTCTGTGCGATAAAAATAACTGCTGAGATCTTCTGTGTCTCGGTTGCTAAAATATATCATGCCAGTAGCAATCAGCTTGCGATAGTCTGTGTGCAAGGCATTAACAAAGCCCGGCATGTCACGGGTAAATTCAATGTGTGATTCACTTTGTCGAAACATAGTGTCTCGATCCATACCCCAAGCAACGTCAGTTCCGGCATAGTTGTCGTACATCCAGTTAATGGCCTGACGTTTGAACTCTGCACTACCAAAGTATCGGCTGATAGCAGTTAGTTTTTTGTTTTCAAATTTTGGACTTAACACCTTGTAACGCATGCCTGGCCAAGGATCGTGTCCCACAGGAGCTACATCACCGTGTGGTTTCCAATCTTCGTTTTCTAGTTCTGCAATAATATCTTCGTAGCTGAAAGGCATTTTGAGATGCAGTTTGCTCACAAGATAACGAATGGGAGTGAATATAGTGGATAGTTCTGTCATAGCATACATATTTAATCATAGGATACGGACACAATGGAAAAAGGCAAAAATTTGTATTGTGCTTGGGCTGACACAGGCCTAGCATTACACAATTCAGGACGATGTTTGCTGTGCTGCCACAGCCAAACCTACTTGCAAGATGAGTCAGGGCAAGAAATATATCTAGACACAGGCACCATTGAACAAGCATGGAATAGTCCCACCCGAAAACAAATTCAAGCAGATCTCGAAGCTGGCATTCAACATCCAAATTGCAGTGCATGTTGGAACGAAGAAAGTGCTGGCCGTACAAGCCGTCGCACTGAAGCCAACCGACAGTTTGCCGATATCACAGTCAATCCTGAACGTCCACAGCTGGTAGATCTCAAGCCCGGTAACACCTGTAACTTGGCCTGTAGGACCTGTTGGCCCGAGGTGTCAAGCAAATGGTATCGAGACTACTGGGAAGTTGAAGCACGTGAACAGGAACCTGATTATCGTAAGTATCTTGAAGGATGGCGTCGAATACGCACCAGCTATGATCGAGACAACGCACAGCTATGGTCTGACTTAGAAACTTGGTTCTCAGACGTAGAGTACTACGACATCTATGGTGCAGAACCCATGCTGCTGGACAATGTGTTTGTGATTCTGCAAAAAAGTGTTGCGTCAGGGCGGGCAGCACAACAAAGCATACACATCAATACCAATTGCACAGTATGGAATCAAGACTACATAGATATTCTTGCTCAATTCAAAAACGTGGTCATTGACGTCAGCATCGATGGTGTTGGCGCACATTACGATTATATTCGTTATGGTGAAACCTGGAGCACTGTAGAGACGAATCTTGCCCGATATCAGAATCTTGTGCGCAATCACAAAAATATTCGCATGCATGTCTGTATCACCGTGTGCATACTGAATGTATTACAGGTTCAAGAACTACAAGAATATTTCTGTGCCCGTGGTGTTCCTGTGTTTTACAACATGGTACACCATCCTCAATATCTCAATGTTCGAGCTTTGCCCGACAGTATCAAACAGCAAGTTCGTACCAAGCTAGAAGCAGGTGCACCAAACTGGCAAATCACCAGCATCTTGGATTTTATGGACATGCCTTTGAACAATCAGCCTGCACTGTGGATCAAGTTCTTGGAGTCAACAAAAAAGCTAGACCTGTTGAGACAGCAAGATCTAGCTTTGACGTTTCCTGAACTGGCAGAAATGATTAGCCAGCTACCGCCTTGATCACAGCAAAGTTAAAGACTGGTTGTTCAGTAGTAGTGCCTGCGGTGGTTCTGTAACTGATACGGAAACTACCTGCGGCTACCGCAGTGATGTGTATTTCGTAGAGATCGCTTCCAGACTTTTGATTTACGATAACAACATCACTGGCGGCCACTGTGGAATTGGTCACAGTAAAGCTCTGCCAAGATGTTGAACCAGCAGCTGAAACCAAAGTAATAGCACCTGATACGGTGTTTAACGTAACACCTGTAGTTCTGTTGGTGCCTTGGGTTACGGCACCACCTGCTCCTGTGGCATATCCAATGCCAGCTGTGGCAGAATTAGAAGTCACCCCGTTGGTGTAACGATTTAATGGACGACTAAGGTCTTGAATAGTAATTGTTGCTCCGTTGTCGTAGCTCACAAACTCAAAGGTATATGTGCCGGTGGCTGCAAATGTAATCACACTGCCTGATAGTCCTTGGATACCAGTAGTGCCCACGCTTACTTCAGCAGGCAACGTAACTGTGTGTGCAGTGTTGGTGATGTTTATAACCACTCGCACCCAACCAGCTGAGTTATTGGCAGGCCAGTTAGAGAAACCCAATTGGATACTACCAGTGGTGCTCACACGCTGATAATGTCCTGCGGCGTAGTTAATACTGACCAATCCCAAAGTGGTTGCAATCTGTACTGATGTTGCGCTAAAATCTTGTATCTTGGCTGCATAGAGCAAAGCATCATTCATGTTATTGTCCAAAGTACCACCAGTCAATGCTTGCTTGAGCACAGCTTTGTTCTGTAATTCAGTGATCTCGTTGGCAGCATACTCAAAGTTGGTTTTGGTATTGGTAAAATTATCACGAAACCCTTTGGTGTTGTTGGGTTGCCCAGCAACTGGGTAGTTGCCGTTGATGTCTTGTGGATTGATTTGACTGGTCATGTTGTTCCTTTGCTGTGCAGCAGTTGTAGATATTTATTAGAATTCAGAATCCGCTAAATAATCCAAAGGCCCTTGAACAATGCAGAAGAAAACAAAAAGTATCCTAGAAGAATTGGACACATTGTACGAAGAAAAGTATGCTGAGCGTGACCGCAGGCATATCATTGAAAGTCGTGCCAGCAATGTTATTGCTTCTGCTATCCGCTTGATAGAACAAATTGAGTCAGAGTTTGCACCTGAGCAAGCAGAAAATCTCACACGCAAATTACTCAATGCCATACGAACCAAAGACTCTGGGAAGTTTTCCAGATCAGTAAGGAAAACCGATGCAGATTTATGAAATAACAAAAAAACCCAGAGTCAACGAAGTACTGGGTGCAATGGCCAAAACTCTAGGCGGTGCGTTGGCACAAAAAGCAATGTCAACTATAGACCCAGGCCTTGCTCAGGACAACCAACCTGATAAAGTGGGCGTGGGACAACGGCAAGGTGCAGCAATGAAAATGAATGCCGGCATGATTCAAGCTCTAGCCAAGAAAGCACAAGAAACCTGGACCACTGAAGTACAAAACATGATTGTAAAAAGTGAGCCCAAGATAATGAGTGCGTCCCAGATTAAACTGCCCACTATTGAGATGGAACTTCAGGCTTTGATCAACAGCTTGGCAGGATTTGACGTAACCAATTTGGCATCTGCCAAAGACCCTAGTGGGCAAAGTCAACTTACTATTAAACAGCTATTGCAGGCCAAAGACGAAGTAGTCAAGGCCACTGTGGCACCCAAGGCTGATCCTGCTGCAATGAGTCGTGCCTGGGATGGTCTGGCCACCATGATCTCTCAAGCACAAAACGTCAAGGCATTTGCGCCAGCTGAAGCTGGCGGCCCACAACCAGCAAAAATTACATTCGACGCACAAGGCAATATGTTGTACAACAACAAACCATTTGATCCTAGAGACCAAAGCCATGTTATGGCTCAACAACTTCAGGCCAAGGCTGCGCCCAAAACATGAAACTACTACACACTTTATTAGAAGGCGGCAATGTCTTTAAGGACAAGCAAGGACAGCCTGCAACACAGCGCATCAATCAAGCAGACGTGCCTGCTACCATTGCCTATCTTGAAAACGTTTTAGGCATGGAATTTCCCGAAGAACGCTGGTTAGGATCCACAGGTCGCAAGCCCACGTCCGGAGACTTGGATTTGGCCGTGGATCTCAGTGAAATCAACAAAGATCAACTTGCTGCCAAACTCACACAGTTTGTACAAAGTCAAAAACAAGATCCACGTGAGTGGGTGCGCAAAGGTGGTGAAGTACATTTCCGCACTCCCATCGCTGGAGATCCTGACAAAGGCTATGTGCAAACAGACTTTATGTTTTTCCCTAACCTGGATTGGGGCACATTCTTCTACGGTGGCGCAGAAGGATCCAACTACAAAGGCATGAACCGCAATGTGTTGATGTCAAGCATTGCCAAAGCTCTGGGACTCAAAGTAGGTGCCAACGGCATGTTTAGTCGCACCACAGAACAATTGGTCAAAGGCGGTCAAGACCCCAACTATGTGGCCAAGGTCTTGTTGGGTCCTGCATTCTCTCGAGAGAATCTAAAGAATGTAGAAAGCATTTACACAGCACTCAGCAATGATCCTGACCGAGAAGTCAAACTAAAAGACTTCCGCGAATATCTAGCACGTGAGGGTCTACAAGAGCCACAACAGCCTGTAGCCGAAGATGGTGTGGGCTTCCTGGGCCGACTGCGCGATCGTATTGTAAATCAAGGCATGATGCCCTTGGTAGAAGCCCCGGGACGTAGCAATCCCTATGAACTGTATGAAGCTGAAGCTGCTGGTGTAGGTGGCAGAGCCAAGGGCATTGAACACCTAGAAGATCTAGTGTTTCGCCGCGGTACACAAGGTATTGTTGATGCCTTAGAAATTGTAAAGCACGCCACAGAACAACCATCAACCACCACGGCCAAGTGGGACGGTAAACCTGCTGTGATTTTTGGCCGTAAACCCTCTACCGGTGAGTTTGTGCTCACAGACGGATCAGGATTTGAAGCCAAAGGATATGATGGCCTGGCCACAAGTCCACGCATGATGGCAGATATTCAAAACAAACGGTCAGGAGACAGAACTGACTTGATTCAGTTGTATGCCACACTGTTTCCAATACTAGAAGCAGCATTGCCTGATGGATTCCGCGGCTATGTCAAAGGTGATCTGTTGTACATGCAAACACCTCCAGAGATAGCAGGCAACTATGTGTTCCGACCCAACACTATTGAGTACAAAATTCCAGCTCGAAGTTCCTTGGGACAACGAATTGGTAACAGCAACATTGGTATTGCTATTCACAGCATGTACGCTGATCAAGGCGATGCACGTCAACCACTAAGTGGAGTCAAGTTCAATGATGTACCTGGACTCATGTTGGAACGTCCTGCTACACCAAAATCGTTGGCTACAGATTCTGCCAAAGTTACTCAGCTAAAGCAACTGGTTCGTTCTAGCGGCCCGGCAATCAACACCTTGTTTAATCCTGTGGAACTGCGAGCCAACAAGATCACTGACTTGGCCAAACTGTGTGTGGATTATATCAATACCAAGGTAGGCACACCTTTGAATCCGCAAACACTGCTACCTGAGTTTGGCGAGTGGCTCAAGTCCAAGGTTACTCCGCAAAAGTTCCGCAACATTGTGGAATACTTGCAAAGCCCTACATCAAACACACAGGCCATGGCTGCTGCATTTACTGCATTTTTGTTGTTGCATGACATCAAGATGGATATCCTGAAGCAGGCTGATCTTGAGCATCCAGGACAAGAAGGCTGGGTAATGGCCACTCCTGCAGGCTATGCCAAGGCTGTAAATCGCTTTGATCCCAATGCTTTTGCTGCCCAAAATCGACAGCAAAACAATCCTCAACCAAGGTAATTTTTGTCAATTGTATAAATAAGTGCAGGGTCAAAGACCCACTAACTTAAAGGAAAATCAAAATGGCATATATTACCCCAGTAAACGGTGACTCACAACCGGTATTTAACATCGACGTTCTCAAC